AACAAGAATTTAAAGTTAGAGGAAACTATCCGGGTCAAAGAACACTATCTTATGCTACAGAAGAAATTAGAGATTTGATACAAAAATGGATTTATCCATTTGGAGGCAAAATTACTATGTTTCCATTAGAAAAAGATGAAAAAAATTATAATGGAGCTTTTCAATATACAACTTCTAGGGATAGGTCTTGGTTTCATGTCGATAGCTGGAATAACTGGGCAGGAGTTTTATATATGACACCCGGTGCTCCTGTAAATGCTGGCACCGGACTTTATAAATTTCAGGATGGAACCAGATTTGATTACGAGCAAAAAATCAGGGGGAATGCGGATGAAATAAATAAATACACCCAGGATGTTACAAAATGGGAATTAGTTGATAAGGTTGGTAATATTTTTAATCGATTAGTTCTTTTTAATGCAAATTCATTCCATATGTCAATGGATTATTTTGGGTTTGATAAACAATCTGGTAGGCTTTTTCAGGTATTTTTCTTTTCAACTGAAAGACAGACTTGTTAAATATATAAATTAATTTTAAATATATATTTAATTAGCCACGGGGCATAACAGGAGTTTGCCATTGCGCAAAGGCTGCATCAGATTTTTCATTTTCAGGTCTATCATCTGTATAATAATACATTGCAAAAGATAATCTATCATAACCATCTGGTCCCTCCCATTTTCCTAGATGACCGTGGAAAGCATCGTCTGTAGTCCTAAAAATAACCGCCCTATTAAATAATGGTTCTATTTTTTTCACACATTTTTTCATATCCTTACTCCACAATTCTAACTCTCCTTGGTATTCTTTCTTATAATTACTATTCATATATAATAATAAATTTACTCTTCTATACTTACCTGTTTCTCTATGTTTATTGAAATCAGCGTGTATATTTAAATGACCACCTCTCTGTGTTTTATGAATACCCCCTCCCATATGGAAATTATCACTCTGTAAACCCTTTATACCTGTAATATCTTCTAATGTTTTTACCATTTCATCAGAGTTTAAATAATTCACCATCTTTTTTATACTTTCGTCACAATTACTTACATCCATTAAATATAACTTATTAACACTTACATTCGATAATCCAGTAACTTGGGCTTTTAAAAATAAAGAATCATCCATATCTCTTATATTTTGCTCTATTTTAAGTAGTTCATTTCTATCTACAAAATTATCAATTACAATATGATTAAATGGTTTACTTTTAAGAAATTCCTTATTACAAAGTAGAGTTGTTTTGTCTGTAGGGCTTATTAGATTTAAATAATCAGCAAAATCTTTTTTATAATCATAATTTTGAATTTCATTTATCTTCTCTGGAGAGATTTTTATTTTTTCTGTAATCTTGAAAACACCAATTCCTCTATAATTTGGGTGTCTATAAATCTTACAATTTATTTCTTCAAAATTTTTAATCAAGTAATAAGCCACCTTCCAAACATCACCAGTCCATGGTTCTCCATATTTTAATATACCATTCTCATACTTGTGTTTAATAGGGATTTTATGTTGTTCTCTTTCATTTTCAGGAACAATATCATCTATTATTATTACTCCATTCTCATTTAAACATTCTATAGAATTATTAAAATCTCTTAATACATAATCACTTTGATGCATTCCATCAATAAAAATAGCATCGAATGTCTTTGTATTTGATTTGAAAAAATCATCACTGGTAAGTTTTTTAATTCTTTCATCCTCTATTTTTGGGTCTGGGTCTACACCAATTTTATCATTAATATTTACTTTTAAAAAGGAGTGTCCATATTCAACACCTATTTCAAGATAACTATTCATATTTGCAGTATAATGATTTATAATACCGTGTCTGCTACTCATATAATTTAAAATTATTTCATAATTATCTGTATATTTACAAATTAAATCAAAATAATTTACTAATTCATCTTCCGTTGCATCTAATAAACTATAACATTTCATTCTAAAATAACCTAATGATTCTATATATTTAATTAAGTCTTCTGTTTTGAGTGTGTTATCTAATACAATAAAATCATTTCTATGATTTTGGTATGCCTTTTTAATCCTCTCATCACTTAAGCTATTATATCCAATAATACAATATTGTTTATCATAATCGGGATTAACTGTTATATTTGTTTTTTTGTGTTTCCAGGTATTATCTCGCTTCCAAATTTGTTTATGAACATTGTTTATATATTTAGTGTCTTCATATGCCTCCTTTGATTTCATAACATCATTTACCTTATATTTTTCATAAAAAATTGGTTGAATCCAACAAGGTCCTAGTCGATTAATCTCTCCATTTCTAATTAAAGAAAAATTATTTGCATTATCATTCATAAATTGTATATATCCTATCTTATGTATCTTTGCAACTTTTGTATTGCACATCGTTCTCATTAATATTTCAAAATCATCACATATTGGTAAAAACTCACTATAATTTCCTAACTCTAATAATGTTTTTCTACGCCACATTCTAGGATGATTTGGTAGGCAAACTAAATGACTTGTTGTAATATTGTTAATTCCGGGACAAGAACATACTTTAAACCAATGATTATCAAATTTTTGCATATAATAACCTGCATATCCCTTTCCTAGATAATCACCATAACTAAAATTAGCTCCATTTTCATATATATTTGCAAAATCAGCATATACAAATCCTATTTCTTCATCCTTTTCAAAAACATCATATGCTTCTTGTAATATTTTTGGAAATATAATATCATCGTGGTCTAATTCTAATACATATTTTCCTCTACATAATCCTACTGCTTCATTTTTAACATTTCCTATATTTCCACTATTACAATCTCTTTTATACAATCTAATTCTTTTATCATCTTTTGCTATTTTTCTTAAAAAATTAAAATGTTCATCTTCAGGTGAATCATCTAATAATATCCACTCCCAATCTTTTAAAACCTGAGTTTTCAAACTATTATATGCTCTATAAATTTTTTCATATGATTTATAACAAGTTGTAAATATAGAAAACTTTGGTCTAGTGTGTTCTCTGTTTTGTATTAAATCATGAATATAACAGAAATTTACAGATTCATTAAAATCTTTAATATCAATACTTTCTTTATGAATCCATCGATTTCTCATTCTATCAACTATTACTGACATAACTTCATTAATATATAATTTTTCATCACCATATGTTACTAATAAATGATAATTTGAATCAAACATATTATTAAGTTTTTTAATTTCAGCAGGTGAAATTATCTCAACTGTACATTCCAAATCATCTTTGTTAGATTCAAATATATTATCGACTGGTTTATAACGATCATCTCGCAAAAAATAAACAAAAGGATATTTACTCATTAATAAATATCATTCAATACTATTTATATTATTTATTACTTAATATTTTTTCCGCCGATAATCTTTTAAAATGCATCTAACAGAATCCTTTATATTTTTAACATTAGGATACAAAATCTGTAATTTAGTAGTATCCAAATAATTATTACTTCTTTCACTAGCTAAGATTTCAGCCTGTTCCTTTATTGTAAAGTTTTTCCAGGTAAAATTTGGGTCAACATATTCCTTATACATTTCTAATATTTCATTATGACTTATTAAACCGGGATTAGTTAAATTAATTGTTCCTGTTATTTGTTTCTTCATCATATCTGTTATTATAGGGAACATTTCAGGTAACACAGTCATTGAATTTTTTATTGAACATATTTTTTTGTAATTTGTTATTTTTGTAATAAAATTTCTTGGATTATCTTTTCCTGTAATTGGCATTCTTATTCTTAAATTTAAGCAAGTTTTATTGTATAATAAATTCATTAACTTATCTGTTGTTCCTTTTACAGTTGAATAACTAGAACCAAAAAAGTTAGGTTTATCTTCTTCCTTGAAACCATTTTCTTCTTTTTCATATTTATGTTTATCATCGTATGTAAATATACATCCTGTCCCGGAATAGGTATAATGAACAAAACGATTTTTCATACTATATATTTTACACGCTTCTGCTATTATTAAAGGAACATATAGATTATCTCTAATATTATCTTTTAATTTTCCAGGTTGTTCTAGATAATCAATAGTTGAATATATTTTATCGTTTATTTTTCCATGTGTTCTACCAATAAAAGATATTATATGTGTAGTCTCTGGATT